ATCAACTGCAAACACTGCAGTTAATGGTATCTTCGACCTCAGCACAGACGCTGACGGACGTTGGTCTGTTGAGAAGTTCAAAGGTCTGATCGTACAGGTTGAGCGTGAAGCAAACATCATTGCAAAAGAAACACGTAGAGGTAAAGGTAACTTTATGATCTGTTCCTCTGACGTAGCTTCTGCTCTTGCTGCTTCTGGCATGCTTGACTATAGCCCAGCTATGTCAACTAACCTGAACGTAGACGACACTGGTAACACCTTCGCTGGTACGCTTAACGGTCGCATGAAGGTCTACATTGACCCATATGCAACTGCTGACTACGTAAACGTAGGTTATAAGGGTACAAACCCATATGACGCTGGCGTATTCTACTGCCCATACGTTCCACTAACAATGGTACGTGCGGTTGGTGAAGACACCTTCCAGCCAAAAATCGGCTTTAAGACTCGTTACGGTATGGCTTCAAACCCATTCGTTGGCGATACTCCAGCCGATGGTCTTGCAACTGTTAAGACTAACCAGTACTACAGAATCTTCCGCGTCGATAATATCCTCGCCTAATTCTGATACTATAAAAAAAGGAAGGGGATTAAACCCCTTCCGATTAAAACTGGACCAGGAAAAATCCTGGTCCTTTTTTGTATAAATAAAGCATAAGGAGTATTAATATGGCAGTTACAGTAAACACTTTAGAAAATACCAACTTTATGGCTCCAACCGGTTTCCGGGTGGTTGTTAATAGACAGCGATTTCCTAATCTAGAATTTTTTGCTCAAACAGTATCACATCCAAGTGTTATTGTAACACCAAGTGAGGCACCTTTCCGTTTTTCAAATGCCTATATACCAGGTGATAAAATCTTTTACGAAGAATTACAAATAACAGCTATACTTGATGAAAATATGACATTGTATATGGAAATGTTTGATTGGTTAAAAAGTTTCGTGGAAAATCCGCTTGATCAGAATTCTACAGGCATTTTTAGAGCTGGAGATAAATCGTTATATGATATTTCTGTACTAGTACTTAATAGCCATAACAATGTTGTACGCAATATAACGTATAAAGATTCATTCCCATCAGTTCTTGGTAATGTAGAATTCAGTTCCACCATAGGTGATGTTCAATATATAACTTTGCCTATAACTTTTAGATATACGACGTTTACAGTCGAGTAAAAATATGGTATAATAATATTATGATTGAAATAGATAGTTATGTTTATGTGTTTAAGCAAGATCCAGACCAAGCAGCAAAAAATAAAGAAAAAGTATTAGATCTTATCGAGGTTGATAAGAAAAAATATAATATCGAACTAAACCCATCTGGATACTGGTATGATTTCCCTGATATAGGTTTAAGTCCTCATCAAAGAATTCCAGGTTATCAAGATGCAGCTAATGATGTTATTTTGCCATTCGTAAAGACTTTGGCCGCTGAATTTGGCTGTGATTTAGTTAGAATCCCCCCATTATGGTTCCAGCAATATCCGAAAGGTTCTAAATTCGGATGGCATACACACACGCAGTCAAATTTTAGTTGTGTATATTTTGTAGAATTGCCTGATGAACGTTATTCAACAGAATTTCTGACTCTAGGTAGATTCCCAATGGAAGAAGGTGACGTTCTCTTCTTTCCGTCGTTTCTTCCTCATAGATCACCATATATAGAAACAGATAAGCGAAAAACAATAATTTCATCAAATTACGATTTTAACTTCCTTAGGTAATTAATATTATGAATCTTGAAACTATTCTAGAAATGTGGGCTGAAGACTGTAAAATTACAGGTTCATTAGATGAATCATCCCGACAAACACCTATGCTTCATGCAAAATATCTTAATATGCTTACACAGGCTAAGCTTCAACTTAAAAGATCAGAAATGCAACAAAAGACTTTATTGAAAGATAAATGGCTTTATTATAACGGTAAAATGTCTATGGAAGAAATTCAAGAACGCGGCTGGCAATTTGATCCATTTAATGGCTTAAAAGTATTAAAGGGAGAAATGGATTATTATTATGATGCTGATACAGATATACAAAAATCCGAAGAAAAGTTTCAGTATTGGAAAACAATTACTGAAACTCTAACAGAAATAGTCGATAATATTAAATGGAGACATCAGACAATTGGTAATATGATTCGTTGGCGAATGTTTGAAGCAGGCGATTAATGGATAATATAAAAGTAAAAATGCAGAATCATTCTATGTTGCAAATAGGTTGTGACTATGGTATTGCAAATGAATTAAGTGATTTCTTTTCGTTCTTTGTTCCTGGTTACAAATATATGCCAGCTTATAAGAATAGGGTATGGGATGGTAAGATTCGTCTGTTTAATATTACACAGATGACACTTCCTGTAGGTTTATATCCATTTCTTAAAGAATTTGCAAAACCAAGAAACTATTTAATTGAACCTATATTGGATGATTACTACGGTTTACCAGAAGTACTAAATCCTATTAATCCTGATGAAATTTATCAATATATTAAAGATTTAAATCTACAATCACGAGGTAATCCAATTGATATTCGTGATTATCAGTTTGATGCATTTTGTCAGGGATTACATAAAAAGCGTGGGGTACTAATTTCTCCGACAGGTTCTGGTAAATCTCTTATCATCTATGCATTTGTACGTTATTACCTAGAAATGATAGATGAGTATCAAAAAGCGCTTATTGTTGTACCTACTACATCGCTTGTTGAACAAATGTATAACGACTTTGGTGATTATGGTAATAATGAAGATTGTCATAGAATCTATTCCGGTCGTGACAAAGATACTGATAAGCGTATTATTATATCAACATGGCAATCGATCTATAAACTACAACCGAAATGGTTCCAACAGTTTGGTATGGTTATTGGTGATGAATGTCACGGATTTAAGTCAAAGTCATTAACAACCCTAATGAATAAGTGTACAGAAGCAGAATATAGATTTGGTACAACTGGTACACTTGACGGATCACAAACACATGAGCTTGTATTACAAGGCTTATTTGGAAAGATATATAATGTAACAACTACAAAAAAGCTTCAAGATGAAGATACACTTGCAAAGTTAAAAATTAACGTATTACTATTAAAATACTCTGATCAGATAAGAAAAGATTGGGGTAAAAGAACATATCAAGAAGAAGTAGACTATATTGTTAAATACGAACCGCGTAACAATTTTATTCGTAACCTTGCTCTCGATCTCGATGGTAATACTCTCGTTCTGTTCCAATATGTCGAAAAACATGGAAAACCGCTTTTCGAGCTTATTAGAGAAAAAGCACATGAACGTAGAAAAGTATTCTTTGTATCAGGAGACACTGAAACATCAGACCGTGAAGCAATACGTAAGATCGTAGAAGGACAAAAAGATGCTATCATCGTGGCTAGCCTTGGAACTTTTAGTACTGGTATTAATATCAGAAACTTACACAATATCATCTTCGCCTCACCTTCCAAATCGCAAATCCGCGTTTTACAGTCCATTGGTCGAGGACTTAGGAAAAGCGATAATGAGCGTGATACTGTTTTATATGATGTGGCTGATGACATCCATTGGAAGCTCAGAAAAAACTACACGTTAGAACATTCAGCAGAAAGAATTCGGATGTATGTAAAAGAAGAATTCCCTTATAAAATTTTTGAGGTAGATATATGAGTTATAAACAGATGAAGTTGATCAGTGGCGAAGAAATTATCTGTGAGATAGTTCATTGGCCAGACAATAAAGATGACGATAATACAATGGTTATTCGGAAAGCTGCCGAAGTAGCAGTTCATGAAGATCTAGAAGAAGCCGTTAGATTCTATACTTTTAGACCATATATGACATATATCTACGATGCCGAACAATTTATTACATTAAATGGAAATAATATTACTTCTATTACAACGCCTCATCATGAAATGTTGAAACAATATAGACATCATATGAAAGAAGTAATAAAAGAAAGAACAAAAAATCTTGACGATATTGCGCTAGACTCCGACAGCCATAATATTGTACTGTTTAAGCCAAAGTATCACTAGGGTATTCTATCCCTTCCTAAGACTGACATCTTATTATATCGAAAAATCTTACCTTTGTAAACCCCCTAAATTAAAAAATATTTGAAAAATTTATGTTTACAATCGGGTATTAATACGATATAATAATTATATAAAATAGGTAAAGAAAATGAAACCATCAGAAAAACCACATTATGTTAATAATAAAGAATTTTCTTTTGCTGTCGTAGACTATGTAAAAAAGGTAAACGAAGCTGAAAATTCTGATGAAGAAATTCCTAAGGTACCGGATTATATTGCTTTGGCATTTATGAAAATTGCCGAAGGATTATCGCATAAGGCAAACTTTATTAGATATACCTATCGTGATGAAATGGTAATGGATGCAGTTGAAAATTGTCTAAAAGCAGTAAAAAACTATAATATTGATGCTGCTACCCGAACAGGT